CTCTCTGTCTCCGTATTATACATTTTAGAGCAGCTAAGAACCGCGTGGTTACGTGGTTCTTTTGTTTTACTCTCATTTTTTGATAGAAATTTGATAGAAAAGATCTTTTTAAAAAAGCCCATTAATATCTTTCCGAATTTCTTCCTCACCATTTTTGGTTGTGTGAGTATAGGTACCTAGCGTTAAATCTATGCTCTTATGTCCAAGCACATTTTTAACATCTACCATGTTCCAACCATTATCATTAGCAATTGTAGCAAAACTATGACGCAATCCATGAACCGTAATCTTTTTAAGATTTGGGTTCTTTTCGTAAATTTGCTTTTTCCACTTGTCAGCCTTACTAGAGCGGTAATAGTCGCCCTTAGTATTGTGAAAGACAAGTGGGTTTAGATCTTTACGACAGTGAAGCGAAACTTCATATACTAAGTCTGACATAGGAACGACACGGGTTTCATTTCCTTTAGGAATTTGAGTGCCATAATCATTAGTTTCTATTTCTCCGTTGCCCTTAATTTTGAGCTTGTAAGCTGTTGTTCGCTGAATTTGTATGGTTTTATTTTCATAATTAAAATCCGACCAGTGGAGGGCAATAGCTTCACTCTTACGAATTCCTGTAGTTGCGAGGATCAAGAAGTAAAAGTAAACCTGATCACTAATTTCTTTCGCAGTGTCTAGGAATGCTTTTAGCTCGTCAAGTGTATAGAAGTTATGCGATGTATCACGTCCTTTAACCGCTGACTTCTTAGGCAGGAGAGAAGATCTTGCAGGGTTACGATTAATCAATTCGATGTCTACTGCATACTCTAAAAGTTTGTGTAAGTAGTTAAAAACGGTCCGATATCTTTTATACTCATTAGCTAAAGAATAGAAATAATCTGATATGGTTTTAGTGGTTAGACTGTCAACATAGGACTCACCGAATTCAGGCTTGATATGTAAGTTATATAATTCGTAAGTTTTCTGTGCGGTTGAGGGCTTAACATCTAAGACATAGCGTTTAAACCATTCGTTCCATAGCTGATCTACAGTATATTGTTTTTGCTTAACAAAGTCTTGAGGATTGGTTGCGGCTAGCTGTTTATATACAGCATCAGCCTCTTCATAGCTCTTAAAGCCACGACGAAAAGTTTGTACTTTTTGACCATTCTTTTGACCCAAGTAAATGTAAAACATGTAACGTTTTTTACCGCTTTTAAGCTTATAAGGCTTAATTGCGGTATTTTTTCTTTTTGGCATATTTCTCACCTCCTTTCAATAAACTAATGTTCTCATAATGCGTGAAATATAAGCCCGCTTGCTCGGTAGAGTAGGCGAGCTATTTTGCTAATTATTTGTAGGATAGGCTATTTTAAACTTAGATCTAGATATACCTATATTTTTCCCGCTATTGTTTTTAATTGTAGTTTCGATAGTTGATTTGTATTCGTTATTAGAAATATGGGCTAATGCAACCATTGTAGATTCATTTGGAGCTAGAGAGCCCTGTGCTTTTCTTAATCCTTCGTCAACTCTTGGATTAATAGGAAAATCTACTTGATTGGTTAAATTCAAACTAGAGTCGGCTGTAATTGAAACATGCTTGTTTAAGAAATCTGATACGCTTAACTGTTTTTGGGAGTTATTAGTTAAATAGAACTCAAGAACAGTTACATATGTAGGAGAATATTTCTTTTTAGTCCATACTTCAAAATCTTGTCTAAAAGGTTTAACTAACAATGCTTCTTTATTTAAATATTCGTCACCATCGTAAGTATCATTTTTTTGCTTTTTAGGCTTACGGTTGGGATCATTTGCTTCTCTTATAGCTTTTCGTTGAGATGCAGAAGTATAAGGATTTTTATTGTAAGGTACGTCATTGTGATCCATCGCATTTTGTGTTTCAGGGGACGTTAGTGTTTTACTGGCTAATTTTCTAGAAGCCTCAACTTCTTTATAGGCACGAACAACAACTTTTTGATGATCAGATAAACTAATCGGGTCATCATCTGTAATAGCAAATTTAACCGTTTTATGAGGCCGTGTTTTGTCTTCACCATTATTTGATAAATTATCAATATGTTTAGTAGGAGTCATAACAATCGGTGCAACTGGGGTCAATTCATGCCACTTAGAGCTTTTCACCTGATAAAAAAGAAAATGATTATTAGCAAAGTCTTGCGGGCTTATTGCTCTTTTACTAGTGTTAGTGAACGTACCATATACAATGATTTGAGATCCTGCAGAACTATAATCTGAATACATCATATGTAAAGCTTCTACGCCAGTTATGGTCATTTTTCCTGTTTTGTCTTTATATGTTATTGATTTTCTTCCTGTGTATGCTTTATATGATTTTGAAGCCGCTGACACGGAGTTATTAATATGATTAAAATTAATAATTTGACTACCACTAAATAAAACAGTTGATACTGCTAATACTTTTAATAATTTATGTTTCATTTTTAGTTATTCCACTCCATATTTCAATAATTCTTCTTGAACCAGGTAATAATTGTCAGTGCCTATGTACTTAGCCAAGTTCAACCAGTTGGCACTTGCGATGTCATTCCCCAGATCAATGTACTTTTTTATTTGTTCATGGACTACAAAGTTTTTTGCACCGCTCTCACAGCATATGCGAGTTATGGGATTGTCTTTGTAGTCTTTTTGCGTATCATCATCAGCTTCAGCATGACCCAGCTCATGCAAGATTACTTTTTCAGTTTCTTCATCTGATAGGCCATCTTTAACAAAAATAAAATCAGGGCAGGGGTCAGGCATGTGACATATATATCCTTCGCCCTCTATGTCCTTATATACGAGCTTCAAATGATGGTCTTTAAGTAAATCTTTTATACGATCACTCATAACGATCACCTTACTCTTTGCCTTGAAAATATCCTTTTAAGTAAGACTTGATAATTTCACGGTCATGATCATTCATGGGCTTACCATCGTAGGAGTGGGCGCTGTCTAATAGCTTATCCAGGTCAGCGTTAGAAGCGTTTGCATTAGAATGTGAAGAAACGCCAGCTAGGTAGTCAAAACTAACGTCTAATTTAGTTGCTAATTTCTTGAGTGTATCAATCGATGGCTCATTTCTTCCAAGTTCCCATCCTGAGACAGTTGTAGATTTAACATTTATTAGTTCAGCTAAATCTTTTTGAGTGTAATGTTTATTAAGTCTTGCGTTTTTTATGCGTTCAGCTAAGTTCATAAAAGCCTCCTAACACAATTTAACTAGGTTTCTATACATTTAGTATAGTTCTTTTACACAAAAAACTAGAAAACTAGTTAAAAAGTGTTGTAATTGCACAAAACGTGTACTATACTTAACGTGTACTTGAGATAAGGCAGGTGATTTAAGTGAAGTTTACCGTCAAACAAGCTCGCGAATATGCCGGACTAACTCAACAAGAGACCGCTAAGCAATTAGGTATAGCTCTTGCAACTTATCAAGGATATGAGTGGGGCGACGTAGAAATGCGAATTGGAATGGCTAAAAAGTTTGCTAAACTTGTTTCTATTCCGTTAGCTCAACTAATTTTTTATTCAAAAACTAGTTGAATCGTGTAGAGAAGGAGAAAAAATGAATAATTTAGAATTATTTGATTTTGAAAACCAACCAGTCAGAATTTTAAAAATCGAAAATGAACCATGGTTTGTTGGAAAAGATTTAACTAATATCTTGGGCTATACCCATGGCGCAAGAGATATTAATGCTCATGTAGCAGATGAAGACAAGCTAAAGTCCCAAATTAGGACTGCAGGTCAGATGAGAGAACAAATTTTAGTCAATGAATCGGGCTTATACAGTTTAATTTTGTCTAGCAAAATGCCAAACGCAAAGAAGTTCAAGCGCTGGGTAACCCACGAAGTTCTTCCAGCTATTCGTAAGCATGGGGCTTATATGACTGATGAAAAGATTGAAGAGGTTTTAACTGACCCTGACACAATTATCAAGCTTGCTACTCAATTAAAAGATGAGCGTCAACAAAGATTAATTGAACAGCAACTAAGAAAAGATGCCGAAAATCAAGTTCACGAAATGAAGCCTAAAGTTCTGTTTGCTGATTCGGTGGCAACCAGTAAATCAACCATTTTAATTGGTGAACTTGCCAAGATCATCCGCGGTAACGGCGTAAATATTGGCGCAACCAGATTATTTAAGTGGATGCGTGAAAAAGGCTACTTGATCAATCGTAAAGGCAGTGATTGGAACATGCCAACACAAAAGGCTATGAACTTAGGATTGTTCAAGATTAAAGAAACAACAATTAATCATTCGAACGGTACTACTTCAATTAGTAAAACACCTAAAGTGACCGGTAAAGGCCAGCAGTACTTCGTTAATAAGTTTTTGAAAGAGCAAAGCTTAGTTAAAGAGTAGGTGATCAAAATGAGCGACCTGCAAGAAGCGATTTACCACATAGTTGTTAAGGAAGTAGCAAGAACTGAACCAAAGCGTAAAGAGAACTTCTTAAACAAGAAAGATGCTGAAAAGTTGATTAAGAAGTATACAAAACAGTACACCTTGCAAGAGTTCTTGAATGCTAATGAGGCGGCTAATGTGCTGGGAATGAGTCTTACAACCTTTTGGCGGTACAGGCAAAAATACCCCGTGCCCGTCTATGTGATTGACGGCGTTAAGCGATACAAAAAGTCGGAATTGATTAAGTGTGTAGAAGATAACAGCGTACGAGGGTACGCATAGGAGGATATTATGCCAGATTTGGGCAATAGCAAGCTTGATCATGTATTGAGTTATATCTGCAAAGGATTTGAAAAAGTGCTGGAGTTCTGCGCAGTGGCGTTTGTACCAGCGTTAATTATTGAGCAACTGTGTATTTATGGCACAACCCATGCAGATCAAGTAATTTCATTATTATTCGTTCTAATGCTGATCATTTCAGCATACGGTGTGAAGTTATTTAGAGATTGGAGAAAAGAGGACTAATGAAGCTATGGAATCAATTTATCAATTGCGTGTGGGCAGTAGACGAACCGATAAGTATGAGGACGTCAAGCAAAATCTTATTAGCTGTAGCAATGCTATCTATTTTGCTGCTAGCCCTTTTTACCGGCTTTCAGCCAACGCAAAAAGTATTTTAGGTATAAAAAAAGCCAGTTGCTGACACAACTGACTAATTCAAAACAAAACTAAGGAGATTATATCATGAATAACCAAGTAAAAAACAAATTAATTGAATTTAATCCAGATTTTCCAGTAAATTATGCACCTGCTCAAATCGATTTTAAAGGATTTGAGGACTTTCAAGCTCAAGTGCATCAAATCCATGCACAAGCAGAAGAGTATGGTGTAACGCCGGATAATTTAAAAGAAGCTAAAGCAATTCGCGCAAAGCTAAACAGTGCTAAGAAAAAAATTAATCAAAGAAAAATTGAAATTGTTAAACATGTTGAGCAACCAGTTAAGGACTTCAAAGATAAAATCAAACTTTTACTTAATGAAGTAGACGAATCTAGTGAACTGGTTGATTCACAAATTAAAGAGTATGAAGAATTAGCACGTAAAAAGCGCCGTGAAGATAATTTAAAGCACATTAAAGCTATGTGCGAATTAGCTAATATTGATCCTGATAAGATCGAATACCAACCAAGTTGGGACAACAAGACTTACTCAAAGAATAAATTTGAAAATGAAGTTGATCAGCAAATAGCCCTTATCAAAGAGCGACAAAGCCAAATTGCTGAAGCTATCACAACAGTTACTCAAAGAGCCGACAAGCTGGGGCTACCCAGTGAACACTGGGTACATGAATTAAAAACACGTTCATTACCTGATGTACTAAATGAAATGGATCAATACAAAGAAGACTTAACCAGTATTTCGAAGCAACAACAAAAAACTAAAGTCCAAGAAGCTGAAAGTTTAAAGCAAGTAGGGGACCGCTATATTGACCCTGACACGGGTGAAGTTAAGGACAAGGTAATTACACTCAAGCTTGAAGTAAAAGGCACTAGCTGGCAAATGAATCAGCTTCATAGCTTTTTAAAAGATAATGGCATTCAATACCGTGGATTGGAGGGCTAGAGATGCAAGCAATTGAAGCACCAAGAAATTGGATTGGACAAATTTGTTTTAGTGGCTTGCCGCTGCTTAGCGAAAATGAGCTAAAAACTGCACAAAAATCCTTGTTTAGTGTTTTTATACAAACGCAACAAGAATTAGACCAGCCTGATAAAAACCAGCAAGGATATGGGTATAAATATGCTGATCTTAACGACGTGCTAACGGCAATCCAGGAAGCAATTGGCACTAAAGATATTGCCTATATTCAACAGCCAGTAATAGAAGGCGGCAAGACAGGAATACACAATTATTTGATCAATTCCAAAGGTGCGATTATAGATTTCGGTGCTTATATGATCGATTTAGGGAGTCCTAAGCCTCAAGAACACGGAAAAGCACTCACATATACTAGAAGATACTCAATTAGCTGTATTTTTGGAATTGCCTCGGAAAACGATGACGATGCTGAAAGCTTTGAGTCAAAGCCAGAGTTCATGGCACCGAAAGAAGTTGAGGGCCTGACTATTGCTTATGGCAAAAAGCGCAAGCCGCTAGTTGAAGTATCTGCTATGGCAATGGCTGGTGATGAGCAGGCACAGCAAATACTTGCTTCAAAGGAAAATAAACCAGCAACCAAGATAGCAATTAAAAGTATCACCAAAATGTATAAATTTGCTGAAAATTTGTTAGCTAAAAAAGATATGGCAGAAAAGAAAATAAACGAATCCAATTCTGTGGATAAAAAAGTTATCCACAAAGAAGATCCATTTGAGAAAGCTATGAAAGCTGCAGGTGAAAAATAGTGGCACAAAGGAGAATGTTTTCTAAAAGAATCGTTGAAAGTGCCCGTTTCTTGAAAATGCCACCTTCAACCCAGGCTTTATACTTTCACCTTGGCTTGCATGCTGACGATGATGGCGTAGTTGAGGGCTACAACGTCATGCTTCAAACAGGATCAACTGAGGATGATTTAAAGATTCTGACAGCTAAAGGCTTTGTAACCGTCCTAAATGACGACCTTGTTACGTACATTAATGACTGGCGAGAGAATAATAGAATCAGAGCCGACCGTAAAATCGACAGTATTTATAAAGACCTGTTGATAAAAATGATACCTGACGTGAAAATTCAGCATGCTAAAGCAAGAGCTGATACCGGTAAAAAGACCGGTGCAAAGGCACTTGAAGACAATGGACGTCCACTGGACAACCCACGGACAACCAATGGACCGCATAGGTTAGGTCAGGTTAGGTCAGGTCAGGCTAGTCTAGGTAAGGATAGGTCATCCTCCTCTATAGTCTCCTCCAGGGGAATTTCTGCGGAAAAGGATGAGGAGGATGACAGAAAAAATAAATTATTAGCCGAAATCAAGAGAGTTGCTTCTGAACCAACGGAATCGGAGTGGTCATCAGTTATCTCTTTAGCTAAAGATTTAAGTTGGCAAGCACTAAGGCTTGTAGTTATGGACTTTGTTGTAAAAATGCAAGATGGGAAAATTGAGCGACCATACCCTTATTTGCTAACAATCATGAGAGAAAGGATTAAGGAGGAACAACATGCTTGATAAAGACTTAGTTAATGACCTCAAGCGTTTTGCCGTTGATCCAACCATTATCGATAAACTAGATAACCATGTTCCATTAAATGATTTAGATAGTTTAAAGCTGATTCAGCAGCTATATAACGTGGGCTATCAGGCCCATAAGAGCAGAGTGGAGTTTTCTAATCCGTTTGGAATTTCAGGACGCTCCTGCCCTGGAAAAGGGCGCACAGACATCGTTTTAAGAGTAGCGGAGGAGAACAAGTTATGACACGAAAAGAGCCAGTTATTTGCGATAACTGTCGTAAAGAAATTAAAGACATGTATTACTACGTCGGTGATAATGGCGTTGCGATGCACACCGAAAATAATGTCTTCTGCAGTGAAGAATGTCTTCTGGAGTATTTCATGGTAGATGTCGACTTTTTAAGTCTGGAGGAAGAAAAGCATGGAAAGCAAGAAAATTAATAAAGCACTAACTATGTTTGTGCGGGTAAAAGTTGAAAATGAGCAGGATATCTTGATTGGCTTGAACGGAGAGCAACCACAAGAAGTACTGGACGGATTTACAAAAGGACTCTCTTACGCACTTACAAGTGATTCAGAAGCTGGATTACTGAAAGTCCATCATTGCGAGCGCACGCAACTGTCCCTATTTAAGCCACACCGGCACCTTTTCACGGGTACTATCTACCTAAATCCACATAAAGTGGTGATGGCGTTTATAGATGCTGACGATGTGCCAGTTGCTAGCACTGATGAAAAAGTAGATTTTTACGTTGCATTAGCTAGAGCTTGTGCAAGTGAGGAGGACAAGAAAAATGACAATTAGCGATGATTGGACAGCACAGTACACACCATATAGCTGCATTAAGCCAAAAATGATTTTTACAAATCAAGATGATGGCAATTACTATCAACTGATTTATATAAACTACAGGTATTACATCCAAAATCTTGCAACTTTGGAAATCAAAGAAACTAGCCATAGCAGTGGTGTTGAGTTTGTTGACCATGTTTTAAAAGAGGCTTTTGGCGAAAAGAGCCATTTGATTGCTATTCCTAACAATCGTCTTGTACTGAAAATTCATGGAGACGAGAAATGAAGCTTGAAAATTATGCAATCTGGGTTTGTACCAGATGTCATGGAAAATTCTTTGTCATGAGACCACCCAGGTATTGCCCATATTGTAGAGCTACTACCCGATTAGGCTGTGGTGGCAACGTAACAATTGACTTTAGTTTTGGGAGGAAAATACAAATGAAAATCGATTTACCAGTAGGAACCAGAGCAACCTTAGAAGAATTTATCGATGCTTATACACCGTATTTTTTAATGAAGTATGGCTATAGGGAGTACAGCACTCCAGTGCCATTAAGTTGAAGAAGAGTGATTTGTCGCTCTGTGAAGACTAAGTATGGTGAGATTATTGTCCATGATGACGACGTCTTAACCTACGCAGGCGGCAAAAAATGGGCTGTAGAGCAAAGAAAGGAGCATAGAGATGGAATTACACAAAGGTGATAAATACAAGGACGTTGACGGCACTGAATTTCAGGTGTTCGGTGCTTTGGATGACACGTATACATATTTTTTTCATTGCTAACTTAAAGCAAAATATCGTAATTAGAATGCAACCGAAAAACGCTGTTGCATTTCTATCAGGGATGAAGAAGGTGAATTGATGAGCGATTATGGGATTATTTTTATTGCTGTAGCGATTTTATGGACTATATCCAGTTGCGGAGAGAGCAGAAACTCAACGGTAAATACTGTAATCCTTGGTATATCAGCTATGGCGTTGATTTTTCTAAGAATATTTAAAGTGATTTAGAGGGGAATTGTGGCGAATGGGAGAAAGCAAAGACGTTAACAAATTTTTAAAGAAAGATTTCTGGGGGTACATGTATCAAGGCGGCATTCATCCAGGGCAATTAACAGGGACTAGTTTTGATTTAGCACCAGCAGGGCATAGTAATACCAACTCGACCGAAAAAGCTTATGTGGACACTATGAGTAAAGCAGAGCGAGCACAGTACTTAGCCTTGACTGTCTTAGTAGCGATTAAAGACTGCACTGACTTTGAGTATCATGGCAAACATAGAACCATCTTGGAAAATTACTATATCCAAAATCTTAATAATTACCAAACTCAGGTAAAAGTTGGCATGAATGACAGTGAATATAAAACTGCAAAGAAAAATGCATTGAAAGAGTTCATCAGTCGTTATGATTACTGGCGTGACGCTCGTGATTGTCCTGAATTGCCGCCCCTTTTCTACCCTCAAAAACCCAAAAATCGCCCAAAATCTATCCAAAAGTAAACCATTTTTCACCCAAAAATCGCCTAAAAAGCGACCGCAATTCAACCATGAAGGGAAGTATATTGGTATTGTCGAAAAATTAGGAAGCACGAGATCTGATTTTTTGACACGGCGTGAATACCAAGTAAGTTAAGTTCATTAATTTAACCTCCTTTAAAATTATGGTAAGAATCGTGAAAGCCTGAACAGGCAAAAAGACACGTCCGACTTAAAGTTGCGGTGGTGTTGGTGTAAGTCCAACCACGATTCATAGGCTCTCAAGTTGGGAGCCAATTAACAATTCTTATATTCCTTTATTATTGTTGTTTTGTCTGATAGTGAAGCGGCGTGGAAAACCGTAGATCTACGCTTTATACAGAGGTATAGCAGTTCGACTCTGCTGTGTCTCTTAGCTTGCGAAGACCCAAGGAAAACGGCGAGCAAGCGCAAACACTGTCCGTCACCTGTACCATCAACGTCAGGTGACACCATGAGTCAGACAGGTGTGTATGCAAGTTGTGGTCTTATTGCATGCCGAGGTTCAATTCCTCGTTGATTCTTTGATCCTTTCAGGATCACGTGTTAAGTCAGCATTTATATGCTGATCTGATCAGTCTTGTACCGGTCATTTGTTTTTCGAAAATGTTGCATGTAGATTACAGTACGCGTGGTGCTAGTTAAATCGTT